TGGTTGACGTGCAGCGGGGCGCTGAACGCATAGTCGCCCACCTGGAACGCCATCTCCCGCCGCAGGCCCGAGGGGCCGAACGGCAGGTATTCCGGTGCGAACTCGGTGGGTACGCCGATCAGCGAGAGCGGCGAGATAAGGTCCGACCACCCCTCTGCCGTCCGCGCATCCAGTTCGGCGATGTTCTGGTCGGCCTCCTGCGGCGAAAGGCTCGCGCCTTTCTCCGACAGCAGCGTGATGGGGTGCAACACGGGCATCGGTCAGTCCTTATACGGGGTTGTTGTAGTTCCGCTCCAGGGCCGGGGCCAGGAGGACGTTGATGCCCTGCGAACGGGTGATGGTGAAATCCACCGACGCAAACTGCCCGCCGTCCAGACCCAGACCCACCAGCTTCACGCTGGCGTTGGTGCCCGGTGTGCGGCCACCCTGGCTGTTGGAGTCGTAGGCGAAGCTGAACGGCACCGAAGCACCCGTGAAGGTGCCCTGAATCGGGTTGCCGTCCTTGTCGTTCACGATCACCGCGCTCGCCGTGCCGTAGCCGTCCGCGAAGAAGGCGCGGTAGATGAAGTCGCCTGCGCCCGCGTTGGCCCCGAAGTTGATCGTGCCTGCCGACACGAACGGGTAGCGTCGCACCACGCCGTTGAAATCGTAGAAATCAACGCTGTTGAGGAAGTTGTCGTTCAGCGCGTTGATGTACACGCCGTTCGCACCCACCAGGGTGTCGCCCACGAAGCGCAGCAATTCGTCTGCCGTGCGGCCCACCACGGTGCCTGCGCCCGTGTCGATGTCGCTCGGCTGGCGCAGCAGGTACTGCACCTTCTCGTAAATCTGCTGGGTCGTCGCCACCGTCGCGCCCTGGATCACGATGCGGTACGGCTCGTTGATGGAGTCGCCGTCCACGTCGTACATCTGGTCGGTGCCGAAATACTCGATGCTGATGGCGGTGTACGGCGCGGTCGAAGCGATGGTCGCGTCGCTGGCGTCGATCTTCAGGTCGGTGCCGTTGGACAGTGGGAAACGGTACGTGATGTACGACAGCGTGGCCGCACCGATGGCCGCGTTGTTCGACGAGGCGTAGGTTTTGCCCTGCTCGCGGCAGAACAGCTTGAACGGCGTGCCGTCCGTGTAGTTGAAGTTGCCGTTGGTGGCATCCCCGAAAATCTGCACCGCCTCGTTGATCGGGCCGGTGTAGGTGAAGTTGGTGGCCGCGCCGCTGCCGAACTGGTAGTAGGGCTGGTCCGTGCCGCCCAGCGAACCCAGCGACACCACACCGGCGTACAGTCGCTCCACCACACCGGCAGCAGAGCGTTCGGCCCATCCTGCGGTACGGATCAGCTTGCGGGTGGCGTCATCAAACGGCTTCCAGCCGTTGATGAATTCAAACTGTTCGGGCGTGATGGACTCCATCGGGAACGGGAACTTGATGTAGTCCGCGTTCGCCTTCCAGCGTTCCTTCAGCCACGAATACAGGGCTTGGCCGGTCACGCCGCCCGTGGCCCCCTCGTTGTCCACGCCGCCCGTGGTGAGAATTCGGATGGTCCGGTTGGTGGTGTTGACCACCACGTCGGTCCCATCGACTAAAAAATCTGGATCAAAGATCACAGGCATGATTTACTCCTTCGTGAAGGTCATTTGGTAGTTTGTGCCGCAGACGATGGCGGACCCGCCATCACCTGCATGAAAAACCTGCTGGACGCCAACCACATCCCCGTCAGGGAACGTGACCACGCTGCCCACTTCAGGCAGTTGCTTAAAAACGTCACCGACGTGCTGGCCGTCCGTGGTGGTGGTGATGCGCCAAGCCATGTCAGGGGTTCCTGTAGTTGCGGTCGAACACTTGGGCCACGGGCAGCGTCGCGTCGGACGCGGCCAGTTGGTAGTTCTCAAGGCGGAAATAGTTGTAGGCCACGTTGTGGACCACGATGTCCACGGCCTGCGGGCTGGTGTAGCTGTACGCGGGGTTCACCCCTGCGGTCTTGCTCTCCAAGCCATAGAGTTCGGTGGTGGTGCCGTGTGCGTAGATGCGCACTTCCGAGCCATCGACCACGCCGGTCAGCGTCAACGTCGCAGACGCCTGCACGGTCACGGCAGACCCGGTGCTGGTCACACCCGAGGCGGTGCCACCGCCCGACACGTTCACCGTCACGGCGCTGCCGCTGGTATTGTTGATGTCGAAGGTGTTGCCGCTGAAGGTGATGCCGATGAAGTCCTTGGTGCCAGTCGTGTTGATCTGGATGGCGCGGCTGTTGCCCACGAAGTCGCAGTTCTGCACGCTGGTGCCATCGGGCCACAGCAGCGCGCCCAGCGCATCGGTCGAGCCGCGCACGGTGTTGCCCGTGAACCCGGCCCCGGCGGTCTGAATCTGGTTGCAACCCTGGAACACGCAGCCGCTCACCGACTGGCCTGCCTTGAAGCGGGTGGCGTCAGCGTTCACCACGGTGTTGCCGTCGAACTCCAGCGTGTTGAGGTTGGCGTTGTTCAACAGCAGGTCGAACCGGCTGGCTGTGTTGGCCGACTTGATGACGCTGTTGGTCAGCCGGAACGTCGTGCTGGCCGTGCCCGCAGGCTCCAACTTGTACAGGTCGGCGTTCACCGGCTGGTTCTCGAACACCACGATCTGGTTCGTGTCGTTGAACACGGTCGTGGTCGCACCCCCGATGGTCAGGTTGGTGTTGACGAAGTACACGCCGTTCTGGCGACGCACAGCGCCATACCCCGATGCCGCATCCACAGCGGCCACGCCAGCCCAATCAATCGGGTCCAATTCGCTGCCGCCCGTGATCGTCAGGCCGTTGCCTCGAACGAGGTAGTCGTACCAAGTGTTCGTGGCGTTACGGGGTGCGCCAGTCAGGTTGAGCGTGAAGCCGACGCGGTTGATCTGGGTCCGGTTGGGGGTGCCGGTCTGCGCGTCAAACGCCCGGTCCATGTCCACCTGAAGCAGCGTCCAGCCGCCGTCGTAGGTGTCGATGCCTCCCAGATACCAGTAGCCGATGTTGCCAGCAGTGTCCTGTGCGAACAGGCGGATACCACCGTTGGCCTGGGTTTGCAGGAAGCCGATGGAGGCGTAGTTCAGCCACATCCGCAGGTGCTGGCCGGTCGAGTTGAAGGTCGTCGTCGTGTACGTGCGGGTGTTCAGCCCCGCAGTACGCAAGATGCCCGACAGCGACGAGGTGCCCTGCTTGACCACCTCGGTGTCCAGCGTGCCCGCGCTCCACCCCGTCGTGCTGTCGCAGTCGGACAGAACGGTGAAGCCTGGGGTGAGCGTCGGGGTTGCCATTACTCGGAGTCCTTCTCAACCTGAGTGGCCTTGACCAGATTGCCGTACTGGTCACGTTCGATGGTGGTTTCGGTCTTGCGGGCGGGGAGTTCCAGCTTCACCGCTGCTGGGGCCACGTTGAACACGGGCTGCACCTCGGCGGGCACCACTTTGTTCTCGATCACGGGGGCGGCCACGTTCACGGTGGGCCCTTCCACGCTGACCTCGGGGGCGGCCACGTTCACCACGGGCGTCTCCACCTTGTTTTCCACCAGGGTGGGCGGGATGTGGTTGTTGATGACCAACTGCTGCGGCTCGGACTTCTGCCCCATCAGCGCCGCCTGGATGGCGTTCATCTGCTGGGCCAGTGCCGCGAACTGCTTGAGCAGTTCAGCGTTCGGCGGCGCGGCGTACTCCTCGTCGTCGATGCCGTCGGTGTCGCCCTGCTCGGGCGGCTCGACCGGCTCACCGTTGGCGTCGAGTTGGCCGGTGGGGTCTGCGTACAGGCCCATCGACTTCTCGCGCTCCAGATCGGCAGCGCGCTCGGCGTCCACCGTGTCGGGGTCGTCGCCGCGTTCGGCGATGACGCTGGAGCGGCTGCGGAATCCGCTTTCGACTTCCAGGGCCTTGCCCTGCGGGTCTTGCACCGGGTGGATGTACGCCCAGCCGTGCGGTGCCCACTCGACCATCGCCACGTCATTGGCTTCGGCCATCGACACCAAGCCCGCGAGCACCGCCGCGTCCGTCCACCACTGGCGAACGGGCTGGCAGAACATCGGGATCACCGTGTGCCACTGGCGCTGTTCGGCAAATCGACGGAACTCGTTGATGACGACGCGAAGGGTCCGGTCAGAAACCTCCTTGATGTCACCACTGAAAAGCTCGTAGGGGATGCCGGTTGCAGCACTGGTGCCCAGATGCTGCGTCCGCATGTAGTCACTGTATGTCGTCCCAGCCTCTGGAGGGTTGGAGAACTTGACATCTTGACCATATTCCAACTCCTGCATGATGCCCGGTTGCAGACCGGCCAGCGGCTCGCCGCCCGACATCTCGATGGGCAGGTTGGTCAGGGGGTCGATGTCCACATCGCCGCCCAGGCCCCGGGTGATGAACACCGCAAACAGGTTCGCCAGTTTCTGGCGTTCCAGCACGGCGTCGTCGTAGTCGTTGATCGAGCGCAGACGGGCCAGCACCGACGCCAGCGCCGAGACGCCGCGCAACTGCCCTGGGCGCTTGACCTCGTAGATGTGCTTCACGTCGCTGGCGGGGATGCGCAGCAGGTTCTGCATACCGGCCAGCGTGCCCTCGCCCGGGTGCTCCCGGTGCATCCAGTAGGCCACGCGCTGGCCGCGCCGGTCCAACTCGATGCCCTGGCGAATCTTGTTGCCGATGGGCAGACCCGGCCATGTGTCGGCGTCGAACACGGGCACGAACTCGGCCTCTATCAGTTGCACCTGCATCGGCACTTCCATGCCGCTGTCCAGGCGTCGGGCGCGCTTGCGCACGAACACCTCGCCGCTGTCCAGCCACGCCCGCACCACCAGGGCTTGCAGGCCGTAGAAGTTCAGCACGCCGTCGGCATCGGCCACTTGGACCCAGCGGTCCCACAGGTCGATGAGTTCCTGCTTGCGCGGGCCCGAGGGCAGCCGTTTGAGGCGGGGCGTGATGCCCACGCCGATCAGGTTGGTGACCCACTTCTGCGTGGCCGACTCACCCGACCAGTCGTTGCGCACCACGTCGCGGGCGCGGTTGCGGATGTTCTGAAGGCCCGTGATGGCTTTGTTCGGGCCGCTCGACGGGGGCATCCAGCCCTTCATGCGACGGCCAGTCCCGGCGGCGTCGTACTTGTTGCTCACCTCAAGCCGCTTCTGCGCGGCTGGGTTGGGTTTGCGCGGTCGGCCCATCAGTACCCCCGGCCTTGGTAATAGGCGTATGTGCGCTTGGTGCGCCGCTTGCCCGCAGCCGCAGCGGCTTCGTCTTGCATCTGCTGCTTGAGGTCATTGCGTGCTTTGATGAGGTCGTCCACCGACCGATACGTCACGCTCTGGCCGTTCAGCACCACGACGCGCTCGCCCGACGCGATGGCCGCGTTCAGCGTGTCGATGTCTGCTTGCGAAACCGCCATGCCCAAAGCCCCAAAGTTAAAAGTTGAGGCAGTGTGGGTTTTTCGGGGTTTTTTCGCCTGCGGAGAGATGTCGCGTGAGTTTTCGTTTTGGTTAGTGTGTATGATTCAACACATGAACCAACCCCGCCGTGGCGGGCCTCGCCGCAACGCGGGCCGCAAAACCGAACTCAATGGACAGCCCACCAAGCGCGTCCAGTTGACCCTGGACGAGCGCACGGTGGAGTTGCTGAAGGTGCTGGGCGACGGCAACATGAGCCGTGGGGCCCGTGTCGCCGCCGATGTGGCCTACGACCGCTACCAGCGGTCAGCCTAAGTAGCTCGACCTCGCCACTCGGCGCTGGCGCACCACCGCAGGCCGCTGCACCACGGGCGGGGGCAACGTGGCCGCCTCGGCTTTGGCCTCGCGCCGTTCTTCCCGCGTCACCAGTTCACGGTTCTCAGGCAGCGGCGCGGCCCACGCAGGGGCCTTGTCCCAGTTCTTGATCTTGTCGGCCCCCAGCTTCAGGCACCCGGCGCGCACGTAGCCCGCCAAGTCGAACGCCTCGTTGCGCTTGCGCACCTGCTCCCACTTCCCGTTCTTGCCGCGCACCTCCGAGCGGTGCAGTTCGTCCAGAAACGCCTTGTTGACCCAGCCGGGGACGTGGATGTAGCCGGGGCCCGGGGTGGCACGCCGCAGGCCCGCGTGAACGGCGTCCTTCAGCATGTCGGTGTTGAGGATGTAGAGCGGCACGTCGCCCTTCTCCTTGCCCGAGCGGTTGCCCACCAGGGTCTGGCGGATCATCCCGGCCATCTTGACGTTCGACCCTTTGACCAGCATCACGCGGTCGTGCATCTTCGCCTGCCGCAGCGCCCGATACCACGCATACGCCTTGTCGGTCACGCCGTCTTCGCCCCCGGAGTCCACCACCGTCAGCAGCACCTGCAACTCGCGGCCCTCCAGCGGCGTCTTGTAGGTGGCCGTGACCACCTTTTTGGTGAGCGTGTGCCAGTCCTCGGCGTAGCTGGCCGGGTCGATGGGTGCGAAGTCGCTGCCCACGCCCTCGCGCTCCGACTCCTTGATCTCGAAACGGTCCACCAGCCACTGCTCAAAGTGCGGCCCGACGGCGTGGACTTGCACCACGAAGCGGGCGTTGGTGCCACCCTGCACGTCCACGGCGGCCACCAGAAAACGCGCCGACTCGGGCACGGTGTACCGCTCCATTCGGTCGTCCTGGCGAACGTTGCCGCCGTTCTTCGCCGCCTCAGCCAGCGCCCGTGGGAGGTACGGCAGGCCCTGGTCGGTGTTGACCGTGGTCTTCAGCGTCAGTTCGCTGCCGGTCAGGGCGTACTCGCGCAGGCCCTGGAGATGCCGCATGATGAGCGACTTCCAGTGCTGGTACGCTGCCGCCGCGCCACCCAGCCAGTAGCCCGCGATGGTGCTGGTCAGGGGCGCACCGTAGCGTTCGCCGTCGGCGGTGATCTTCTCGCCGTCCCGCAGCCAGACGCCGCGCCGGTTGAGTTCGTGCTTGTCTTTCGGCGTATGGATGGAGCCGCAGTGCGGGCACGGCACGCGGTTGTACTGGGCAGCCAACGCACCCAGGTCGGCCTCGCGCACCATCTCGATGAGTTCGTCGTCACTGGGCAGGCCGAACAGGCTCAGGCCCGGGGCCACCTCGAAATACTCGCTGCAATGCAGGCACGACCAGTACCAGCGGCGGCGGTCGCTGCGGTTGTAGATGCCCAGGATGCCACCCGTGGGTGGGGCTTCATGGGGCGTGACCGGGTGCCAGTTCGGGTCGCTCACGTCGCGGCCCGGGGACGACTCCACCATGCACATGCCCCGCGACAGGAACGTGGTCGTGCGCTTGAGGCCCAGGGTGAAGGGTGCGCCCTCCCCGTCCACGTCATCGGGCATCCGGTCGTAGTCGGTGAAGGCGACGTAGCGGTAGTCGGAGCCCGACAGGTTGGTCACGGTCGGCCACGCGATGCGCAGCCACATCCCGTGCTTGAACATCTTGTCGTGGGTGTTGTCGTGCTGGCTCGACGCCGACTTCATGGCCTTGATGGCCGGAGAGTGCCGGATCATCCGGTCGATACGGGTCTTGCTGTACTCCCGGGCCTTCTCCTGCGTCATCTGGATCACGGCCATGTCGCCTGGGTCGTTCACCACGCAGTGGGCGATCCAGGCGTCCAGCAGGCCCATCGTCTTACCAGTACGCGCTGGGCCGACGAAACACACCGCTTCGTGGCCCCGCGAGGCCAGCATGTTCATCGGCTCCACCATGTACGGGGTCTCGTCGGCGCTCCAGGGCCCGACATAGCCCCCGGGCTGGTTGATGACCAGCGTCTCGGCAGCGCCTTCGGCCACCGACACCCGTTTGGGCGGGCGCAGCGCGTCGAAACCGCTGCAAATGTCTAGTAGCGCCTTGGCGGGTTCACTCATCTTCGGCGGCCTCAACGACGCCTTCCATCGGGCGTTGTTCCTCGGTGATGGCTTCCAACTGGTTCGCCACCTCGTCCAGAGCCGCGTCGATCAGCGCCCCCACCTCGGCGGCCACCTCGGGCGCGACACCCAGCTTGCGCTCTAGGTTGTCTGGCACCGAGCGCAGGGTCTGGGCCAGCGCGGACAGCGCCGTGGCCGATGCCTGACGCACCTGGGCGCGGTCCACGTACTGGCCGCGTCTCACCGCCAACTCCAACTCGTTGAGGTCGGCCTTCGCCTTCTCGTTCCGGGCCTTCTCGCGGTCGAGGTCGATGCGTTCCTGCGGCGGAACGTAGCCAGCGGGCTTCGCACCTGCCCCTGGGCGGTATCCACCGTGGCCGTTGTTGCGCTTTGGCGTGGTCGTGCTCATGGTTTGAATCATACACATCTTTTCATATCGTGGGACGTTATAGCTTCTCGCTATAACAGAACCGATCAAGATAGCGAAATGCGAAAACTGTCGATCACGGTGCCTCTCCGCCCCCGCACGCCTTCCCGGGGCCCCGGGGCCCCGGTCGGTTTCGCGCGCTGGGTGCTGGGTGCTGGGTGCTGGGTGCTGGGTGCTGGGTGCTGGGTGCT